TCAGAGAAGATAAAGTAGCTGAAATGCTACAAGATAAAAAGATAGAAGTTAAATCTGAACGTGGTATGTGGATGAACACAGGAAACATAGCCATTGAGTATGAGTGTTGGAACAAACCTTCCGGAATAAACGCTACTGAATCAGACTACTGGTTTCATCATTTATGTGTTGGAGATAATGAATACTGTACCCTAGTATTTAAAACTGATGTCCTTAGAACTATTGTAAAAAAGTTAGACACATTTAAAACTGTTAGCGGTGGGGATAACAAAGCTAGTAAAATGTATTTAGTTAATTTACAGAAATTATTTTCAAGTGATGTTATAAAAGCTTTTAAGGATTACGATGAAAAAAAATAAAAAAACACTTGATACTTTAGTTCAGGATATATATCAAGCTATAAGCCCCCTAACAGAAAACAAACAAATAAAAGTTAATGATGAAGATATAGATAAGTTTGGTAAAGCTATGGCATCTGCTTTAAAACACTGGGCTACTCCTCAACCAAGAGATACTTCAACGTTACGTATGTCTAATATTGGCAAGCCTTCACGACAACTATGGTACGATTTAAATGCAGAGCAAATACCTCAACAGTTAGCCTCATCAACATTAATTAAATTTTTATATGGACATTTACTAGAAGAGCTAGTGTTATTCTTTGTTAAAATGGCTGGTCATGAAGTTACCTCTGAACAGAAAACTGTAGAAGTAGAAGGTATAAAAGGACATATGGATTGTGTTATTGACGGTGAAGTTGTAGATATTAAAACAACATCCGGCTTTGCTTTTAAAAAATTTAAAGAAGGAACTCTAACAAACGATGACCCTTTCGGTTACATATCTCAATTAGCAGGTTATGAGCATAGCGAAGGTACTTCTAATGGAGGCTTTCTTGCTCTTAATAAAGAAACTGGGGAGCTTGCGTTATTTAAACCTGATGAATTTGATAAACCAAATATAGTTTCATCAATAAAAAATGTAAAGAAAACTATCAAAAAGAAAACACCACCTGCTTTTTGTTACTCTCCTGTTCCTGAAGGCAAGGGTGGTAATTTTAAATTAGCAAGAGGATGTACTTATTGTAGACATAAAGTTGAATGTCATAAAGAATCTAATAACGGAAAAGGTTTAAGAGCATTTCAATATGCTAAAGGAATTACTTATTTAACCACTGTAAAATCAGTACCTAAAGTAGAGGAGATAAAACTTGCACGCTAGAAAATCTAAACAGCTAAGAAGAAGAGCAGAAAATTTATTAATAGAATGGTTACGAACTATGGTTCCGGACGGAGAAGATACTTCAAAGATAAATAAAAATAATTTACATGAGTTTCTACCTGAGCAAACACATATTTATTCTCAAAATAAATTTATGTTGAGTGCTTATAGTTTACGTTGGTTTTATAAACAGGTTAAAAAGAATCCTAACATTACTGTTAAGGAACTTACCAATGCCTAGAAGAGTACCGAGAAAACCAAGACCTAAAAAAATTAATGTTCCTAAAGGATATGACAGTGCTTGGGAGTTTGATATGCATCAGACTGTTTTAAAAGATTGGGAACATCATAATAATTATATAGATTATGTTGTTAAACATAAATATGAACCCGACTTTATAAAAGTTATTAATGGTCAAACTATATTGTTAGAAGCAAAGGGTAGATTTTGGGACTACGCTGAATACAGTAAATACATTTGGATAAGAGAAGCTTTAGAAGAACAGATAGGAGAATTTGAATTAGTATTCTTATTTCAAAAACCGTTTGCTCCTATGCCGGGAGCTAAGATGAGAAAGAACGGAACTAAAAGAACCCATGCTGAGTGGGCTGAAACAAATAATTTTAAATGGTATAGTGAAGATACTTTGCCTGATGATTGGAGAAACGATGGATTATAAATTTAATGAACGCAGACATATAATTGAACTAAAAGAATACATTGACGATACATATGGTCAGCATTATGCTTCTGATAAGTATCAAGCAACGGATGTTATTATTGATTCAGGTCACGGTGAAGGTTTTTGTATGGGAAACATTATGAAATATGCAAAACGCTATGGTAATAAAGCAGGAAAAAACAGAAAAGACTTATTAAAAATTTTACACTATGGTATAATAATGTTAGACATTCATGATAAGGAGAATGTAAATGGTTGACGACAAAGTTGGTATCAAGGAATATCTTGGTATAAAAATTAATTACAGTAATGAAAATAATTTAGATAAGTTTAGCCTTGACACGCTCAAGGATAGATACTTATGGGAGAATGAAACACATGCACAAGAAGCGTTTGCCCGTGCCTCGGTCTTCGGGGCAACCTACAAAGGTCACACAGATTTTGAATTGGCTCAAAGACTTTATCACTACAGTTCCTCTTGCTGGTTTATGTTTAGCACCCCTATACTTAGTAACGGGGGAACCAGCCGTGGGCTTCCTATTAGTTGCTTCCTCAATTATGTTCCTGATAGCAGGGATGGTTTATCTGCTCACTATGATGAAAACATATGGCTCGCAAGTTCGGGTGGAGGCATCGGTGGATATTGGGGCGATATTCGTAGTAATGGTATTTCTACTACTCACGGTAGTAAGTCTACTGGTTCAATCCCCTTTATGCACGTTGTAGATTCTCAGATGTTAGCCTTCAATCAAGGCACTACAAGACGTGGTTCTTATGCTGCATACATGGACATATCTCATCCGGAGATTGAAGAGTTCATTAACATGCGTAAAGAATCAGGTGGTGATATTAATCGTAAGAACCTTAATCTTCATAATGGTATCAACATTACCAATGAGTTTTTAAAAGCTGTACAAGAAGATGCAGACTTTAGATTGATTGACCCTAAGACTCACGAACCTACAAAGATTGTGAATGCTAGAGACTTATGGTGGCAAATTATAAATGCTAGAGCAGAGACTGGTGAGCCATACATGATTAATATAGATACATGTAACGAAGCATTGCCTAAAGAACAAAAAGATTTAGGCTTAGAAATTAAACAGAGCAACCTATGTTCTGAGATTACTTTACCTACCAACGAAGAACGAACAGCAGTATGTTGTTTATCTTCCGTAAATTTAGAATACTTTGATGAGTGGAGTGAGAATCCTCTGTTTATTGATGATTTAATTACCATGCTTGACAATGTACTACAGCATTACATTGATAACGCTGTGGATACAAATAACTTAGGAGAATATAATGCAAACTTTAAACGCTTTAAAAAACATATTAAAGAAGGCAGGGAAGGCTTTCTTAAATCTACCTACTCAGCTTATAGAGAAAGGTCGTTGGGTCTCGGTGCGATGGGCTTCCATTCGTATCTCCAGTCTCGCAACATTCCATTTGAAGGTATATACGCTACGGGCTTTAATTACAAAGCATTTAAACACATTAAGAGACATTCGCTTAGAGCAACTGAACGACTTGCTGATGAACGTGGTGAGTCACCTGATATCAATGGTAGTGGTAGGCGTAATGCTCATCTACTCGCTGTTGCTCCTAATGCTTCTTCTAGTATCATATGTGGTGGGACATCTCCTTCGATTGAGCCATATAGGGCTAACGTTTATACGCACAAGACTCTCTCAGGTTCGTTCCAAGTTAAGAACAAATACTTAGAAGAGATTTTAAATAACAAAGGATTGAAGAAAGATGAGTTGACTGCTTTATGGAAAGACATTAGTGGTAAAGACGGCTCCGTCCAGCATCTCGATATATTAACAGATGAAGAAAAAGAAGTGTTTAAAACGGCTAATGAGATAGACCAAATATGGGTTATTGAACACGCCTCTAAACGTCAAGAGTTTATCTGTCAAGCACAATCAGTTAATCTATTCTTTACACTTCCAAAAGCTACAGAGCCACAGGAAGTACATGATGAGTACATGCAGTATGTAAATGATGTACACTGGTATGGAATGAATAAACTAAAATCTCTATATTACTTCCGGTCTAATGCTGCCCGTAGTGTAGAGAATGTCAATACTAAAGTTCAGCGTATTAAGTTAGACGATGCTGAATGTATAGCGTGTGAAGGATAAATGAACTGTTGGCATTGTAATACAAAATTAATATGGGGAGCAGACCACGATATTGATGATGAAGATAATGAGTATATTATGGAAACTAATTTAAGTTGTCCTAAATGTAATTCAGAAGTTATAGTATATTTACCAAAAGAAAAATGAAACAATCAGAATTTGACAATGTGTTTAGCCAAAAGTTTATAAGCTTTACCAGTAGGATGTGGTTAGATTATTGTGATGAACATAAAGACCCATTCTCAAAAACAAAAGATTACGCAGGATATGTAATTGAAAATTTTAAATATTTAGTTAAGAAATTTAACGAGGAGAACAAATGA